ATTTTTCTTGGAACAAGTTTTTTAGCAGATGTATTTTTTGTAGCATTCAGAATACCTAATACTTTTAGAAGATTATTTGCAGAAGGAACTTTTAATGCAGCTTTTATACCAAGTTATACTTCAGAATTAGTAAAAAAAAAAACTGGATCACAAAAATTTGCTAACGAAATTTTCAATTTATTATTTTTAGGACTATTGTTTTTAGTTTTGATTATAGAAATTTTCATGCCAGTTTTTGTAAGGTTAATAGCGCCAGGTTTTGTTGATAATTCAGAAAAAATTCAGCTAGCTGTCAATCTTACAAGGATAACTATGCCATTTTTAATGTTTGTGAGTCTATCTTCTTTTTTTGCTGCAATTCTAAATTCTCACAATAAGTTTGCTGCGGCCTCTGCAGCTCCAATAATCCTTAATATAGTCTTGATTGGAATTTTATTTTTTGGAAAATTTCTTAACGACGAACTAGTTTATTATTTATCATATGGAGTTTCTATTGCAGGATTATTACAACTTGTTTTTTTATATCAATTTGCGAAAAAATTTTATTCTATAAATCTTAAGTTTAATTTCAAAATTAATAATAAGGTTAAATTTTTTTTTAAAAAACTTTTACCCAGTATTTTTTCATCTGGTGTAACACAAATTAATATTCTTGTAGGTACTATAATTGCATCTTTCCAAGCTAGTGCCGTATCTTATCTATATTATGCTGATAGGATTTATCAAATAAACCTTGCAATCGCAGGAATTGCGATAGGCGTGGTTGTTCTGCCACAACTTTCAAAACATGTTTTTTTAAAAAAGAAAAATAAAATTCTTTTACTACAAAATAAAGCGCTTGAGCTTAGTATGTTTTTAAGTCTACCAGCCTCAGTTGCTTTGATTGTAGGATCAGAACAAATTATTTCTGCATTATTTGGCTATGGTTCTTTTGATGAGTTGTCAGTATCATCATAAGTAATCGTCAAGTCAACAGGTTTGAGTTCTTTGACTATCGCTCTTCTTTCCGACATCGGAAGAAAAAACTTTCCTTTCTTACGAATTAACCACTCATCAGAATTTAACCCTACACATAAAGGTGTATTAGGATATAACTCTTTTGCATTTTTAAAATATGCGATATGACCTGTATGTATTGGGTCAAATCCACCTGTAACTAATACTATCTTACTCATCGTGTAATAACTGTAGTTGCTGCCTGTCCTTTGTTGAAGATAGTATCGACTACTGCTTCAACCTTTCTTGCGGTGGTAATACCAACATTAGAGTAAACTGGTACACATACAAGACCAAATACTTTGTCAGCATCGCCCTTGCGAATAACTCTACCGATAGTCTGACTTATACCTATGTAGTCCATCGAACGCATAAACAATACTGCTTCAAGACCATTGACATTGATACCTTCTGAGAGTATGCTGTGATGTAGTACAACAAACTTTTTGTCTGTCCTACCCCACTCATTAAGTGTATCAAAGAAAGTCTCTCTGTCAACCTTCTCTCCATCAATCATCGCACCTGTCTTTGCTGTGATGAACATATAAGAGTAACCACGAATCGCAAGTTGCTGTACAAAATCTGTCTGAGAAACGAGTGCAACAATCTGTCTGGTTGACTTGGCACATATTAATACTTTGTCCTTATCAAGATTGTCAATCGCACCAATCATTTGCTCATTGTCTCTGTCTGCAACTAACTCATCTTTCTTGAGTATTCTTGAACGATACACCTTGACTTTAGGTGGTAGTATGTAACCTTGCTTGACTAACTTTGGTGCAGGTACATTGCAAATCACTTGACCAAAAATGTCAGCATCATTCATACCAACTTTGAAAGGTGTGAGAGAATGTTTTGGTGTAGCTGTAAAGAAGTAACAACGTGAAGCATAGATTGAATAATACTCAACTGCTTCAATAAAGTTCTTCTGAACTGCATTGTGTGACTCATCAAAATATATTGTATCTACCTCTACATCTAGTGTATCTTGTATCTTGTGTAGTGAGTGGTAGGTAGTAAACATAATGATATGATTAGTGCTACTGTGATACCACTGCTTGATATTATCTGACTTAGTTGTACTGTAAAAGTGTGTCTCTCCACTATGAACATGAATGACATCAACACCAACATTATAGTTGCCATCAAGATTTTGCTCTAGGAACTCTGAGCATAACTGATTAGCAAGTAAGATGCGAGGTGCAACAACTACAATAGTCTTACTAACTGGACTCTTGAACTGTCTCTTGACATCTTCAATCATGCACATAGTCTTACCACCACCAGTGGGAACTATGATCTGACCCTTATCTGAATCACTCATAGCATCAAGGGCTTTTAATTGGTGTGGTCTTAATTCGATCATCAAAAAACAATAATATAGTTATATTGTACCATAGATTACTCTATCGTGCCATACAAAGGCACTCAGGTACACTATAGAAACAATTTAGAGGGCTCTATTATGATCCTTTCTTTCTTCCTTTTTTAACTATTCCAGTATTTGAGTATGCACTTGAACCAGTTTGTTTTCCAAAGTTTTTAATTTGTGGGTCATAGGCTGATGCAGGTTTTTCTTTTCCTTTTCTCATATCCTTCATCAATCTACGAGCTGCATTTCTTAATCTGTGTCTCTCGTCACGAGTATATCCAGATGCCTTTTGTGGTTTATAATTAGGGTCTGCTGTCTTTTTCTTTTTAGTTGCTAATAATTTATCTGCCTGTTTCTTCAAATCTTTTGATTTAACTTTAGTTGCACCACTCCTTGCAGCCATTCTCTCTCGTCTTGCTTTTGCTTGTTGTTCTCTTGGCGATAGAGCTGCTGAACCTCTTGCTTGAGTGGGTTGTTGTTGGCGGTCTGATGTCTTACGTTGTGTTCCAATATCCTTACGATCTTTATACGTTTTAGCTGGAACCATCTTACCACCACCAACTGCTTTCATTCTTCTCTTTTCGGGTTCAGATTGTTTACGCATACGACCTACCCTACCACCTTCGCCTTGCTTACGAATTTGTGATTTACCTACAACGTCTGGGTCATATACTTCTGTTATAAATTCCCTAAAAGTTTTCATCTATCTATTATACCTTATACATTATTTAGATGCTTAAGCTTTATAGACAAGATTATTTTTGTAGTAGGACTTGACAATATCTCTTCTCTGTTCAAGTAAGTTGTCAAACTTTGCTTGTTGAGTTGTAGAGAACACGAAGTTTTGCTTTCTCCATGTGTCTTTTAAGTCTCTGAGTTCATGTAAAACTTCTGATGAGTTCATAATTTCTTTGGGATTATATTTGGGTGGGCGAGAACAAAACTCAACTGCTTAAGTTCGATTTAAAAGTCTTTTCCACCGATTGCTCTTAGTAGGATTAACCCCACAATGATCGGAATGAGACTACCTTGAAAGTCTTATGTTGGTTTGTTCTCGCACCATTGAGACACTTTAGAGGGCTCACTTATTATTAGATTTAAATGCACCATAACTTATTTGATCTGGGTCTGTATCATCATGCTTACTTACTCTTCTTCTGATAAATTCTAACTCATGCCAATTAGTCTCAAAACAACAAAGACACACATGAATACGTTTATGTAAAAATGTGGTCAAGTCACACTGTGGTCTTGGTTTTGTTGCAATCTCGATTGAAATATATCTACTTGGTTTTTTCCACCCCTTTTTTTCCTCTGATGGGCTTGCTTTAAAATATACCCACCCCTCATGTATCATGCCGAGTGCTGTTGTCCACCTCACATAATCATTGACTTGGGGGTCATACATCTTGTACTGCTACTGCTCGTAATCTATTTGGATTTTGCCCACCATTAACGTATTGTGTTAATAGTTCATCACATCTTTCTTTTGTGACCTTTGCAGCCTGATTTTCAATCAGAGTCCAACCCTCTGTTGTAAGTTCTTCAATACGATAAAAATTTGCCATGATAGTTAAATAAATTCTTTAATGTAGTAGTCAACTGTGATTTCCAACTTTGCAGCCTGTCGTTCACACTCAGCCACGAAGTTATCAATCAATTCATCTGTGTTATTTAAGGAATCTCTAGATACTGGTTGTGGGTGTCTCCAGAGCCCTGTTTTTGGGTCTTTTTCAATCATTTGTTCTCCTTACAAGTGCAAACATTTTGTAGATTTTTCATCTTTTCATGTAATTGAGATCTGTAATCTCTTTTATTCCAATCCCAATGCTCACAACATAGGGCATCAACAATTTCATCTAATTCTTTTTTAGATAAATCAATTAACATAATTACTCCTCAATATCAAAGTGCCACTTAATATGTTTGATATAATCAAACGTACATGATAAATCTGCATCACAACTTATGTCATACTTTCGATCACATAAAAAATTTCTTAATTTTTCGATTGATTCAAAAGTTCCTTGATGCCTTTCATGTTCATCATATAAATGATACTTCATTTGTCGTCATCACTTTTGTAATGATCTTTAATGTCTAGCATCACATCTTCTGATTTCCAAAAGTCATCAAATGCAGCTCTTGCTTCCTCTGACTCATCATCACTCCAATATGATGATACAACTTCGCCAAGTTTTGGTTTTCGTGCGTTCATAAGTAAAAGCATTTGCTTACACTTATCTATACACTCTTGATGATAGTCAATCTGTCTCTCTAAAGACCCAACTAACCCTCTATAACTCTCTGAAGCATTAAATTCAGAGGCCTCAACTATTTGACTCACTAAGTTGTCAAGTTCTTTTAAAACATAGTCCTTGTAATTTGAGTCCATAACAATTATATAGCCACTTTATTCTACACTATACTTTTTCTTCTGTCAAGTTTTCGTTTTCTTTAATTCTTTTCTTAATTATTCTTGCATAAACCACATCTGCTTTTGAATATAGGTCTGGTCTTGTCTTTGCTATCCTAATTATCTTCTTTGCGGCTTTCTTATCGTTCATAAGTATTTTTACTTGGTTTGAACAAGTATTTATTAAAAAACCCCCTTTCGGGGGTTGATAGTTACATTAAAAGTGTTTTACAATAGCGTTTACACGTTGCTTGATCATCATCACATTCAATTAGGCAGTCAAAGTAATCGTTGACTAAATCCGTTTGTTCGATTGAACTATTTAAGGACTGTTCTCTATTTAACCAACTGGCTAACTGATTGTATGATATGCGATTGTGCATTTTATTCTCCAGAAT